GGTCGAAGATGAAAATATATGAGGGAACAGACGGACTAAGAGGATTAGTCAAGAAGCTTATCGAGGTCTATGACTTTAAGAAAGTTGTGTTCGAGGGCGATAATGCGAGTATTGATACCAAAGATGCCACCTTTCAGCTTTGGGTAACAGATGAACTGTTTTTAAGGGGTCAATTTACTGATACTGCGGCACACGGTTGGTGTGACCTAAGAACTGAAGCATTGACTTGCCCGTGTGTTAGCATAACAAATTATAAAAGCGATAAAAGAAGATGGATTATTTATAAGCAAAGTGATTTAGTTGCTATAGGTATAGACAATAACACAGCTAGTAGACCTAATATAAATATAATAATTGGCGAAATAACTAATTATGAAACAGGAGAAACTGAAATAGGCATGACAACAAGTTGTGCTACTAATACTATTGACAAATATGCTGTTTTTACAAACGGAATGTCCGTACTGTCTACACCTTATAGGTATTTTTGTCAACAAAAGTCAGTAACATCACTTACTCCTGTAGTTTCTACCAGTCAAAACAAAGGTTTTACAAATGTATATCATATACTTTCTCATATACAGGGTATATCAGATAGCAATACTTATTGTGACTACGCTGTACCTACACAAACTATACTGCTCAATAATAAGAAATATCTGTTAAGCAGATTTGCTTTTGAGATAAAGGAGTAAGCAAGATATGAAACAGAAATTTGCAAAGCTTATAGACGTCAAGTCTATCGTGACGATATTGTTGACAGCGGTGTTTTGCGTGCTGGCACTGCGCCGCACGATTTCAGCAGAGCAGTTCATCACGGTGTTTACTGTGGTGATATCGTTCTATTTCGGCACGCAGTATCAGAAAAACTATAAAAATAACAAGGAGGATAATTATCATGGCAGCGACAATTAAAGGCATTGATGTTTCTATGTATCAGACAAACGTAGATTTCGCAAAGGTCAAAGCGGCGGGCTACAGTTTTGTTATTATCAGATGCAATAACTGGGATCACACGAAGAACTGTGTAGTAAAAGACCCGCTTTTTGAAACGCATTACAAAAATGCAAAGGCAGCTGGGCTTGACGTTGGTGCATATTACTATACATGGCAGACAACGGTATCCGGTGCGAAACAGGACGCAGTTCTTTGTCTCGATTACATCAAGGGCAAAACTTTTGAATACCCGATTTACTTTGATCTGGAGTGGCAGAAAGCTTTTGCACGCGGTAAAACGGTATGCTCCGACATGGTAAAAACTTTTTGCACTGCGCTGGAGGAAGCAGGCTACTTCGCAGGTCTGTATAT